CACCGAGTTTTTCGGTGCTTGCGTAAGGCACGCCAATTGTGCCATCAGAAGCCACGGTCAGGTTATCGCCAACTTTCACACCGCCAAGCGTTGTCTTGGTAGCGGCGTTCAGGGCTACATCACCGTTGGTTACAGTGAAATGCTCCTTCTGAAATTTAGCGACACCTTTCTGTGTGTCGCTGGCGTACTTAATGCTGATAAGGGCGTTGTCAGGGACATCGAACACACTACCGTCAAGGTCTCGACGGTCAACAATAGTCGCGCCTACTTGGAGTTTGCCATTGCTAACCACAACGGTATCGCCTGCCAAAGCCTTGGCAACCTCAGCGGTATTCAGCGAGAACACATCATCAGCCGACTTGGTGATATATGTTCCGTCAGCCTCAGCACCGCCAATCTTCTTCCATGCCGAATCAAGAGTATAGTTGTCAGCATCAACACAAACACGCACCTCACCGTCTTTCGACGCTACAATCAAACCATTGTAGGGTTTTACTTTTGTCCAGTTTGCCGCAAGCTTGATGTCATCAATGCTGTTGACATACATACGGCTATCAATCGGTTCAGCGTTGGTGATATTAAAACCACCCGACATACCGAACGAGTTCAAATATCTTATATCTGCCATTTCCTATTTCCTCCTTTCTTATGCGTTAGTTGATTTAGACAATGTGAACTTGAACTTCTCGCTACCGGCATATGCCGAACCTGTGCGAGTCCATTTCTGATAAGTAACACCATTGGCAGTGCGCGAAGTAGCCTCGGAAGTAAAACCGCCCTCATAAGTTTCATACTTGCTCGAAAGCGAGTTGTAAATCTGAACGGTCACTGTACGATCCGAAGGATATTCAAACCAAATCATGCCGCCTGTTGACTCTGCGTCAAACGAGATTTCAAAAGCGCTGGCGTTCTGTGTGTGCGTTCCCTTGTTCGAGTACACCGGATAAACACCGACAATGGTTTTGGTGGTGGTCTGTGTGCTGGGTGTTACGGTCACGTCATCGCCATTGACAGCGGCAGACTTCTTCGACTCACTGGTATTGCCAAGGTTCGACACAATATACTTCGAGGCGATGGCACCGATAGAACCAACCCACGAAGGATAAGTTTCCTGAGCCTTGATAACGTTATTGCCAAGAGCGATGGCAACACCGGTAAACGACTGAGCGGCATCCGACGCGCTTGTTCCCGACTTGGTGGCTCCGGTAGCTCCGGTAAAGCCGGTAATGGTCGTAATTGTCGAATAAGTGCTGCCCGACTTCTGAGCAATGCCGGTGAAGGCCGAAGTCAGCGATGTAGACTTGTTGACGGTACCGCCCAAAGTATCGGCATAGCCGTTCTCAAAGCCGCTTACAGTCGATGCGGTCTGACTCTTGACAGAGGTAACACTGGGTGTTACGGTGAGGTTTACGGTAGTACCCACGGCGATAACGCTCGCACTGTTCGAGCAAGTCACGGTGGGTGCTGAAGCGTTCAGCGTAAATGAACCCTTGCTCGACGAAGTAGTGGGATACACTTCGGTACAGAGCATATTCTGCAACACATCCTGCATAGTCCAATCAGCGGGAATTTCGGTGATGCCTGCCTGATTCAGCAAGTCTGCCAGCGGAGTGCCGGTCACCTGAATTGTTTTCGACACACTGGTGCTCGCTGTATTGTGAAGCTCGGCAATGTTGATGCCGTCATTCTGCGGCTTGCCGTCAACATACACTTTCAGCTGATTGCCGGACACTGCCACGTCAATGCCTTCGACAATTGCCTCAGTCTCTTTCTTCGACGAGAAGTTATTCTTCACCGCGGTAAAGATTTGCTTCACGCCATCTTCGGACAAAAATTTCTTTTCTGCCATTTGTTCTCTTTTAGTTTTTGAGTAAAAAAATTATTTTCCTATTCGGACTCTCACCCGAATATGTCTTTCGCTATATTCTGCACTTCTTCATCCGACATCGCTTGTGTCAGTCCTCGCAACACGGCAAGGTCTTCTTCGCTCAAATCGGAAAGGTTTATGCTGTAACTGTCGCCGTCAAAATCCTTGAACAGACTCGTATTGGCTTTATCAAACTCGCTCGCCACGGTGCCGACAAACTGCTTTGTCAGCCATTCGTCATCCACCGTTCTGTACGTGAACACAAGACCGGGCGTCACCTTGTCGGGAGCATTCTCCAATATGGCGTCAATGGCGCTCGACAAGTCATAGCCGTAATCACCGCACAGCGCGTTCACATTCAGGAAGTCGCTCGCCACGGTCTCCACGGCACCCTCCGCACCGATGGTCACAAGGTCGCTGCCATCCCATCTGTACAGGCTGTTGCTCGTCGTGCACACATACAGTTTGTCGGCCATCGGCATCCATCCGTACATATCGGCTTCGCCACCGAAATATGCCGCATCGCGCCAGTTGTTGTAATACGTCGCTTTCGGCGTATAACCGCCAACAATACGCGCACTACCGCTGTCATCACTGCCCACACGCATCACAAAACGCTTCGTGTCGCTGTTGTACATCACGGCACAACCATCATCGGTAGACTTGTAGTTGGCTGTTGTGCTGTTCACGCTCACGCCGCTCACCGTGCCGGCAAAGTCCTTCACGTCGTCGACACTGCCGGGAATACACTCTTGCGGTATGCGGCCGTAGGCGTCAAGCGCGGCAATACCGCCGGCCTTGCCTATCTTGGCTGTAATGCCGTCAACGGCTTCGCTAACGCTGTCTACCTTGCCGCTCAACGCCGCCACGGTATCGCTCAGCCCGTCTACGCTGTCGGTCACGGTCTTCATGTCGTCTACCTTTTCGCTCAGCTTCTGCACCTCGCTCTCGAGGTTGCTCATGGCTTCGCTGTAGTCACCGATATTGCTCAGATCGCCGATATCGACTCCGGGGTTATAGCTCGATCCTTCCTGGCACACCCACTGCCCTTTGTCGCTCACATAGATTTGAGCGGGCAATGTCGTGCCGACCACCGCCCACCATCCGGGCATGGGTCGCGGATATGCCGCGTTCAGCTTTTCTTCAGTCGTGAACAGCCCTTTGTTCGGCCCTTTAATGTTTCGGGCGTCAAGCCATCCCTCGACTTTCAGATTCTTTTTCACGATGGCACCGCCCTGTATCACCGCATCACCGCCAATACTCGCATTGCGGCTTATGGATATGTCGCCGATTATCGACGTGTTCTTCACATTTCCCATATCATGATTCGATTATACTGTTAGACAATTCCATCAAGCGCTGAGCGCGTTCCGTCTCGCCAAGCGACAACAGCGTCAACGCCCCCGCCATATACACCACGGCTTGATAACAAAGCTCGCAAATCTCCACGCCACCGTCACAATCAATCGTGGGGTAGGGCAGATACACCGCTTGCGACACTGTTGCATCCTCGCTATTGCACGAGTAAAACTCCAATACCTTGCCTTCGGCTCTGCTCACTATCGCACACACGGGGCGCTCGGCACTGCCGCGGAGACTCTTGAAGCGTGAACGCTGTCGGTCATATTCTGCGCTGTCGGCGCTGATGGCCGAATATACGGCCTTGCTCCAGTCGTCCATCTCAAAGACAATAAGCCTCATGAAGTCATCGGGCAATTGCACCCTGCCGCTACCGTCACCGCACCAACACACGGCATCACCGAAGTTATGTCCGCTGTCAAGCAGATGCACGGGCGCTGCCGTCTCCACGCGCCTCACGGCCTCCAATACCTTGCTCGCTATAAGCTCGCCCAACGATAGTGTATCAACATCCCCCGTAGCCATCAGTGCTTCGCTCGATACATTCTCGTCAAGGGCAACCCTGACATCTCGCACTACTTTGAGGATCTGATAAATCATCGCCTTAAACCCATTCAAATTTTACACCGTTCGTCATGGCGGCGCTGTTCGCGGCCTCCATCGAGCGAATATTGCGCTTGGATACGCCATAACGCTCTTTCAGAAACTCTGCGGCATCGTCAAGGCATGTCACCTGAACAATCTCTCGTTCGGCCTCTGTCGACGCCTCAACGGCCTCTGCCGTGCGTTCCTCAGTATTCTCCGACTCTTCGCTCTCGATGGTCTCTGCCGAAGAATCGTCAGCCTCTGCCGGTTCTTCGGCCTCTGCAATCTCGCGAACGGGATTGCTCTCCATCTTGATGCGATTCTCGCCGGCAAGCTCTATCTCGCCAAGCTTGACGATTCGACCGCTTTTAAAATGCTCACTGTGCTCAATGGCATGCTGCACGATGGGGTTGCTTGTCGCAAATGTCGCGGGTGTCACGCCATAACTGGTATGGATACCGCCCGTGAAGCATATCTTCAGCGATTTCTTGCCAACCTTTATCTGTGCCTCATACTCAATGAAAGCAGGTGTGCCGTATGTTACTCTTACATTTCTCATTTCTTTGGCTTAAAATAAAGCGGAGACGGACGGAGCCTGTCAGTCGTCCGTCTCCACGATTAATACTAACTCAACATCCGTGTCGCTTAGTCAAGCGAAATCTCGCCTTCGTAAGCCACCCATTTGCCGTCGACATACTGCCAGCAGGTGCCGCGTTCGGCTTCTGCGCTGATGCCGGGACAAGCCTCGGTCATATAGTATACCTTGCCGGCTTCGGGTGATTCGGGAGCTTCTTCGCTGTTCCACATCGCAAAGACAACGGCACCGTCGTTAGAGGCGCTGCCTTCACCGTCAATCCAGATGTGACACGAGCCTTTCAGTGCAAGAGCGTCCCAAACGAGCAATGCTTCACGCGATGCTTCTTCACCTTCCACGCGTTCTTTGTCAGTGTGCTCGGCGCTATAGGTATAGTGCACGAGACGGTCGGGTGCGATAAGCGCGCCCGAGTTCGACCAACCGAGGCGGTCAAGGGTGGGGTCGTGCTTGATTTCAATCGAACCGAATACGGTGCTGATGCGCTTCACTTCCCAGCCCACGGGGTTCATCGCGGTAGAGATGGTAATCTCGGGGTGCTTAGAATAGTCGATGCACTGAATGTTTTCAAGGAAGTTCTTGCCGGCCAAAAGAATCAGCGACTTGGGAACATCCTCACCGGTATAGCCCATCTTGGTCAGAGCGATAAGTTCTTCAATGCTCCATTTGCCGGTATGCTGCAGCTCTTTCTTGAACTGCCAGCGGATACCTTCGGTGGTGTACACGGTCTGTGCGCCAAGTTTGGTGTCAACGGTGAACTTCGAGGCACGGCCTGCCCAGAATGTACGGTTGGCGCGAACCTTGAAATCCCAAATAGCCTGTTCGGCAATCAGCGCTTTCGAATAGGGAATACGCTTCTTCACAGCGTCAAGATAATCCGAAACCACCTGGTTCATGCCGCGTTTCTGAGCATACACAAGCGAGGGCTGGGGAATGATCAGCGAAGGCTTCACCTCTTTCTGAGTCTCGTAAAGAGCATTCGAAAGAATCACGAGAGTTGTGCCGGCGGGGATGGCGGGCATCTTGCAAATCTCGTCGGTTTTGTTTGTTTTGGGGCCGTTCACGGCGCGAACAACGGGGTTGTTGCTCACGGTGTCACGTCCGGTTACAAAGAGCATAAGGTCTTTGCCGGGTGTCTCGGTCGTGCCGTCGGCGCTATAACCGTTCACGCCTTTCACCAAAAGTGTGCAATATTCCTGGGGAATATTCTGGTCGGAATTGGCGAGGGGCAACACGGCCTGTGACGCGCTCGCAGCCACCGCGGCGGTGGTCACCACCGATGCACGGGGCTCGTCAATCATAAAGTGCTCAATCTCGGGCGAAATAACTTTCACCTTCTTGGCTTTCAGCGCAAGCTGTGTCAAGGGAGTGTCGTCACCTTTGATTTTAAAAAGTTCGGCATCAATGTCTGTCTCGATAAGATTGCCTCCGGCAATGCCACCGGTGGCGTTGGCCACGTTCGAAACGGTACCTGCCGCTCCGGGAACCTGAGACTGAATGCCGGCAGTGCCGGTACCTACGTTTACAGATGCACCATTCTGTACTACAACTGTTTCATTCATTACTGTCTAATGTTTTTGATTAATAAAAAATATCCTAACTATTTCACATCTCTGTCCACGAGCCGACCACCGCCGACACCACCGCTCGCACGCGCCACATTAGACACGGTAGCCATGACACCGCCGACATGACAGCGCAAACCCGCCGTTCCTTTCACAGCCTCATCGCGCTTCGGCTCGATAACTTTCACTGTCTCCTTTATCATGCCTCGTTGGCAAGGTCAAAGATGCTCTTGTTGCGCACCGCTGCTTGAGGTGCCGTACTGTTGCGGCCGTCAAGACGCGCGGTACCGTCACCCTGTGCGGGCTTGCGCAATTTCTCTTCAATCTTGGTATTGCGGCCGCGCACCTCGCCCTCATTGCCGGCAAGTGCCACATCATCATCATGACGCAAAGCCTTCAACGCCATCTTCACCGACTCGGCCGAAAACTTGCCTACAACACCGTCATTGATGATACCCAACAGAAACTCTATCGCCGCGTCAATATCCTCATCGCTCATGCCTTCCTCACTCTGCAGGCGCTCAAGCTCCGTGCACGACTGCGCAAGATTCGTCTTGTAAGTTTCCTCGAGCTCCTTGTTCTTGGTCACGCGCTCAAGGTATTCCTTGTTAGCCGCCGCCATCTCTTCCTGACGGTCGGGGTCGTCGATGATATCCTTAATCTCCATGCCATAGTTGCGCACCAACGACAACGCGGGGTCATTGCCCTTGCTCCAGTCGCTGATGAATCGCGCACTGCGCGGATCCGAAGAAAACATGTCGGCAAGCTTGCTCTCGCGATCCTTATAGCCGCTCACGGTCTTGTCGTAATCATCGTAATCATCGTTAATTTGAGCGTACATCGACTCGTCATCGTCAAACGCCTTGTCGGCATACTTCGCCTTCAAGCGCGCGTTCATACGGTCTCTATTGCTCATAACTTCGCTATTCTCAGCCATATTTAAAAGATTTTATATTGTGTGCCGTAATTATACGCGCAAATGTACAAACCCACGGCGGCACGCGCTTTTTATCTTTTCACTCTCGTTAGCTTATCTTTGTAAAGCTTATCTTTAAACTTCTACGACAAAATGAAATACTTCGGCTCAATCCTCGAATTTACCCACGACCGCAACAAAGACCTGCTGCGCGCCTTCCACCAACAACTGCTCGAAGTGCGCCACATCTACATGCCCGACATCTTCCGTCGGGTAGTGGCCATGCCTTCCGCACGATTCTGGGTCAGCGAAGAACGCGCCACGGTCGTTATCTCGGCAATGCTCCAGGGCAAACACATCTCGGGAATGCGAGGCTCCAAACAAGAAATGTTCGAAGAAATCTACCGTCGGGTGCTCGTCATACGACAACAGCAACCCAAACGCACACTGCCGGACACAGTGGCGGAAGTCATACACCAGCCGGCACCGAAATTCTACATGACACCGGGCACCGCCCGCGTCGTCATTTATCGTATCAAACGCGGATTTTATGACCAACAAAAACCTTGACACGGCAGCGATATTGGCCGAAAACGCACGACGCACCGACGCCATCAACGCCACCTTCAACCCCATCACGGGCGAAGGCAGCGTTGGCGAACGCATACCCCTGCACATCGACGACTTTCCAATACACACCCAATACATACCCGCGGCAATGCTCGACGTGCCGCTGGTCGCTCGTCTGCGCGAACTCGGCTCGCTACACAAATTGATGCTATCCATCAACGACGAATACACCGAAGACGACCGACAAAAAACCATCGAACAATACGTCAAGATACGATGCCGCCACGACTTCCCGTTTTGGGCGGCAATGTTCGTATACATCAAAAACAAAGGTGGCGGAGAAAACGTACTCTTTCGGCTCACGCGCCCACAACGCAAATTCGTCGAGGCACTCGAACAAAGCCGCATCGCGCGCCAACCCATACGCATCATTCTCCTGAAGGCTCGCCAATGGGGCGGGTCAACCACCTCGCAGATATACATGGCATGGCTTCAGCTGGTGCACAAGGTCGGGCTCAACTCGCTTATCATCGCCCATCAGGGCTCGGGCTCCGACGAAATCAAAGACATGTTCGACCGCATGATCAGCGCCTACCCGACATCAATGTTGCACCGTCTTGGCGAAGTCTACAACGACAACGAGCCAAAGCTTATGGGTGTCGGCAAGTCGGGAGCAATACACGTCGTGCCGCAACGCAACTGCAAAATCAAGATAGGCACGGCAGAACGCCCCGACGGTTGCCGCGGTGGCGACTACAACCTTGTACACCTTTCAGAGGTCGGACTGTGGAAAAAAACCGATGGCAAGTCCCCCGAAGACATTGTGCGCTCCGCCTGTTCGGGCATCCTTTACAAGCCCTATACAATGATTGTCTACGAGTCGACGGCCAACGGTACGGGCAACTTCTTTCAGACGGAATACGACGCGGCAAAACGCGGCCAATCGCAATTCCAACCGCTGTTCATCTCTTGGTTCGACATCGACCAATACGCACTGCCGTTCGACACCGACGAACAACGCCAAGACTTTGCCGCCCAACTGCTCAAAAACCGCGACTCCGACAACGTATTCTCCGACCGTGAGGAATCCGGCAAATATCTGTGGTCGCTGTGGCAAAAGGGCGCGACACTCGAAGCCATCAACTGGTATGTCATGGAACGCCGCGGCAAAAACTCTCACGCTGTCATGGCATCGGAGTTCCCCTCCGACGACCTCGAAGCATTCGTCAACTCGGGTTCAATGGTGTTCGACCGCGCTCAGGTAGATATCCTCAAACGCTCATGCCGACCGCCAAGATACGTTGGCGATGTTTACGGCAAAGGCGACGAAGGCGAAGACGCGCTCACCGATCTGCGCTTCTCGCAAGACTCGCAAGGCCTTTTGTGGATATGGTCAATGCCCGAACCGAATGTTCCCACCGACCCCGACAGCATCACAAACCGCTATCTCGTTGTGGTCGATATCGGCGGACGTTCCAAAAAAGCCGACTTTTCGGTAATTACTGTTTTCGACCGCCTATACATGATGGATGGCGGCAAGCCGTCTGTGGTGGCGCAATTCTACGGACACATAGATATGGACAGACTCGCATGGAAAGCCGCACAGGTGGCGCGATTCTACGACAATGCGCTGTTGGTCATCGAGTCTAATACGCTCGAAACTCACGACCGCGAACGTCAGGTGGATGGTGACCAGTCGATGTTCATCCTCAATCAAATCAAGGGTGTGTACGACAACCTGTATGCTCGCCGACAGTCCGAAGATGATATTCGCGCAGGCGTGCCGCGCAAATACGGATTCCATACCAACGTGGCGACAAAACCCATGATTATATCAACGCTGACAAAGGTTATTCGCGACAACGCCTATATCGAACGCGATGTACGCTGCTGTGACGAATACAACACCTACGAGCGACGACAGAACGGCTCGTTCGGTGCCATCATAGGCAAACACGACGACTTGCTCATGACGCGCGCAATAGGCCTGCACATATGCTTCTTCGAAATGGATGCACCGGCGATAGTGCCAAACACCAGGCGCAACAACATACAGCGGAGACCGGCAACGGAAGCTTCGTTCTAAGACAAAAAAGGGAGCGGCAATCACTGTCGCTCCCTTTCCAATCACTAATCACTAACCAAAAAATCAAAACATTCCATTACTCTGACTTAATAGCTTCATATCCTTTCTGCACAGCCTCCATGTCCGCGCCCTGCTGTATCTGCGCCATGAGTTCGGGCGGAACACCTCCGGGCATCTCCCCGGCTTCGACTTGCTCCTGCTGGCTCTGCAACAGCTGTAACAACTCGTCAGCAAACGGGAAACTGCCGACCTGCAACATCTGCTGCAAGTTAATCTGTCCCATGCGGAAGATCTCCAACAACATGTCGTTGGCCATTGCGCGGTATGCCGGTGTTGCCGTAGATTCCACAATGGACAAATCAAATTCCACATCGCGGATCTTCTGAGGATCGTACACAATCTCCGAACCGCTTTTGCCCACAATATTGAACTTGCGCTTGGTATCATAGAACTGCTGCATGTTCTTCACATCCTTGTATGCCGCATCAATGCGGAACTGCGAGAAACTGTCAAGCAAGTCCATCAGCGAAGTGGTAGAGTTCTGCGTCTGCTGGTTGTACAGCGCCGCACTCATGCCCGAATAACCGGGCTTGCCCTGCAGCGCACCGCTCACACCGCTGATATCCTCAAACAACTTCAGCTGAATGTTCAACAACTCGGTGATGCCTATGTTGGTCGAATTGTTGGCCACCTGCTGAGGCACAGCCGCAGTGCCTTTCGTCTTCATCATGATAACACCGTTGAAGCGCGACCACTCGTCGGCAATATCATCAATGCTCATTCCGTTGGGCAAACATTCCTCGGGAAACAACAGCACGCCTTTTGCGCTCGCCCTCATAATCCAGTCATACATGGTAATCAAGCGGTTCGTATAGCGCTGCTGGTCTATCACATCGCTGACAAACGAATGAATCTCACCGTCGATGAACGGATAAGCCTTGAACACGTACGGATGGCTGCCATGCTCGTATGGCGTCTCGCCCTCGGCAAGAATATCCCCGAACGGCGAAAGATAATAATAATACCAATAATCATCCATAAACCATTCGGTTCGTATCATCGGAATATCCTCAACCTCAATACCCACGGCAACGCCACGACGCAAACGGTCATCATTGACAGACCGCACCAACTCGTCATAATCCTCGATGTCAATCTTGTAAACATCACCGTTATTGTAATCATGACAGCGCAAACGCGGCTTCGACTCCTTGCGCCACACCTCAATCACCCTGCAGCGAGTGGCATCCCACGGCACATAGAAATCGTAATTGTCAATCTCCGTATAGCCAAAACTCTGCCATGCATCGGCAAAGTGCTCGCGGTCACGCGATGCGGCATATATCTTCGCCAAACGTTCGTAGTCCTCGCCATTCTTGGCGAACTGTGCCGCAAGGTCAGTGAACGACACATCATGTATCTCACCGACACAGCTCACATCCCAACCGCGAAAATCACGCATGTTGGAGTCTATGAAGAAATTGTTTGGCTGAACATAGTCAGTCCAACAATCCATCTTGCCGCGACGCCAGCCATACCACTTGCGATGCACCACAAGACCGCTTATCAAAAATTCTTCCATGCTGCGCGCGTTCACCTCCGTCATGCGATTCACCTGCATGTTGCACTGCAGAATCGTCGACATCGTTTCGCCAATCTTCTGCTCGTCACGGTCGCGAGCCGTACAAGTCGGTTCCGTAGACTGTCCGCGATACACGCCAAGCACATTGCGCACCAAACGCCGCACAAGATTATTCTTCAGCGGTATGTTGCCCTGACTCTTTATGTAGTCTTCCTCGGTCATGCGCTTGCCGTCGACAGTCACAATATCCTTCCATTGGTCGCCGTATGCATAACGCTTGTTGCGCTCGCGGTCTTGGCGAAAGCGCCACATGTTCTGCCAATAGCGCTCGGCCTCCTGCAGCACATCCCATGCACGCGCCACCCCCGGAGAGCAACACACACTGCTTCGCACACTGTCCATCTCAACCCCTCCCGCCGTCACCCGGCTCAACCTATGTAATGTCTCTTTTGCCATTTTCCTTTCCTAATAATTGGTGATGGGAACAAAGTTAACCCTTATCCCCACCACCACCATGTTATCTATTGATTGCCGTTCTTGCACTCATAATAGCGAAGCAACACCTTCTCAATCTCCGGCACAAGTCCGTCAAGCTCCGTTGCATCCTTGGCCTTCAGCGCCCTTGTCATTATAGGCTTGTAAGCCGTAAGGCACTCACGGTACACCTCGGCAACATCGGGAGTCTTGGCCGAAAGATAATCCTTGGTCATCTTCGCGAAGTGGGTATTCAACCCCTTGAACACGTTGTACCTGAAAAAGTCGGGCTCACCGCTCAGCGCGTCAAATTCCTCGCCCAACTCCACCATGTCAAGACCATCGGGATTAAGCTTCAACCGCGAAATATTGTCACGCACTCTCTTGTACGTTTCCTCGGCTTCCTCGTACGCGGCATTCACATCATCGCTCCACAGTTTCTCCATGCGGCCTTTCAGCTCACCGATGGCACGCTTCTCATACGCGGCCTCACGCTCAGACTGCAACTCATCATCGTATAACACCGATGCAAAGCCGCCGCCCCTCATCACCTTGTAAGACGCATAACGCTCGGCAATCTCCACCGGCGTAAGCTTGCGCGCCTCCTCGGCCATGCAATCCAGTTCGTCAAAATAAACCTTGTCAAGCTGACTCTGCGGCACCTGGAAGATACGAGCCCACAACAACGCCACCTCTTGGGTTGTCTGTGCATCGCCGCGGCACTTGTCCCAAATGGCAACAACAACATCGGAGATAGTCTGAGGATTGATACCAAAACCCGACTGAACGGCAACATTCACAAGGTCGTTCAATGCCGCCACCTTGTCATAGCCGAACTTGTCAACGGCAGTCATCACATCCGACACCATAGGCATCTCCTTTTCAATCAGCTGTGAAGAAATCTCACCGCCATTGGCCAGCGCCGCCAAGCCCGTACTTATCAAGTCACCGCCTGTCAAGCCTTCGAGCTGACCGCCAACCAACGCCTGTGTCAAGTCCTCTTTCAGTATATTCTCTTTCTCGTCTTCATCCCTGCCCATCAAGAAATAGGGTAGGTGAGCCCATGTATACCACGTAGCCTGCAACAAGAACCCGAATACACCGGTCTGCACAACATCGTGAACCCACGAACGCGTATAGTCGCTCTCTGCGGCTTTCAGCGCATCTTCGGCAGACAAGCCGTTGCGCTCATGCTTCTTGCGCATAAATTCAATGCTTTCCTCGCGATAATTCGGAGAGAAAATCTTGCTGAACAACTTGCCGTTGCTGTCCACCAATTTACGCTGATAACCTATCGACGCGTTGCGGAAGATGGTAAACAACACGCTCGCCCAACTGCGCTCTGACTGCATAGCCGACAGATATGCCGACTCGCTCGACTGCTGAGTCTCGTTGAACAATATCGTGGCATCCTGCTTGGCCATTGCTTCGGCTTTCGCCTCGTCATAACCTTGCTTCAGATACCTGTCACGCTTGGTCTCATAAACCGACCGCGCACCGACAGCCACAGTCACGGCATCAAAGAATGCATTGGGGTACATGCCGATGCGCGTCACAGCCTCCACGATATTGTTACGCCAGAACGATATGTCCATTTCGGTAGGCAACAACTTTTCTTCACCACTCATTCTGCCGCGCCAACGCTTCTCAAACAATGGCAGATTCTCCATCGCCCAATTCCACGACTTCCACGGTGTGGCAAGGTTCTTGGTGAAATACACCGTATTCGTGTCGGCAAGATATGCCGGCATTGAAGACAGCTGCTTGAAGGCTGTAAATACACGGCCTGTCACCTTGGCCAATGTGCCAAACTTCGTAAGGTTCACGGAATACTTGTCAAACCTTCCCGACGGCGGCATATAGTCACCGGTGGCGACGGCACACGCTTTCTTGAATACGTTGTACAACTTGTCACCGCCACCGTACAACGTTGTCATGTTGCGCAAGCGGTTGGCGAATTTATTGTACGACAACAGCGCGTTCAAGTCGCGGCTCAGCTCGGAGAACGCCGCCCAATGCTCCATGTCGTTCACATGGTCGACAGTCACGTTGAAGGCATCCCAACGCAAGATATCAATGGCCTTGCTGTTGCGCACACGCTTTATCACAGAGCCCGTAGTGGTCGAACTGCGGGTGCTCTCTCGGTCGGTGTTAGCCAAATCAACCTCACGATTCACCACATTGCTCAGAATCTTCAGCGGACAATAGTTCTCAATCTCCGCCATCGACGCGCCAAACATACGCTCGTGAACCTCGTTGTAGCGCTCGCGGCGCGATGTATAGAACTCTTCCTGCAACCAGTCGGCAATCTCCACCAATCTGCTGTCCAACAAATCGCGAATCGCCTCGACATGACTTTCTTCAATGCCCATCTTGCGCAACTTCATGGCACCGTCGGCCATCTTGTTCACCATGTAGATATACATCAAGTTGCCCGAACTCAACTCATAGTCGCGCATGCAGCCGTCATCCCATGCCGAAACGGTCATGGTCTTCTCTCCGTTGCGCAGTCGCATCTTGCGCGCCATGCTCGCCACCTTGTTCCATGTCATGCCCTTGCCAAACACTTCCTCGGCCTTGGCATTCAACATCGCAAACGACTCGTTCTTGCCGCTGCGCTCATTCTCGGCGGCACTGTTCCATCCGCGCACAAAATGGTCAAACAGATAGCCTTCGCCATTGGCGCTCTTTCTGCCAAACAATCTGAACATCGCAACATAGCTCGGCAACGTCGATGTCAAAAACGAAACCGGTGCGCTGTTCATCAACTTCTGCACGAAACTGTCCTTGCGCATCGCACGCGCATCCCGACCTTCGAGGTCACTGTTGGCATAGTGGCGAATATCGTTCAGGTGGTCAATCTGCTGTTGGCGCCACTCACGTGCCGCACCGCGACCGTCGGAAACAATGTCCGACAGTCGTTCGGCAAGCTCGCGGTAAGCCTCGGCACGGTCAATGCGGTTCTGCATCATCTCAGCCTTGACGCGCTTCACAAAGTCAGTATACGCATCCTTGCTCATGCGCCCTGCCTTATGATCGTCGGCAGCCTCCTTAAGCATCGTATCAAGCGCCTTGGCTTCGGCTTCATTGGCACCCACAAGACGCGAATAGTCAGCCGCCACTTGCAATGCCTCATACTCCACGCGCGCACGCTCGGCAACCTGGGCATTGTTATCGCCCATTCTGTTCATGGCATCATCCATGCGAGCCTTGATACAGTCAGCACTCAGATTACCCGCATCATCATACGATTCAAAAGGCATCTCATACACCTCCCTGAAAGTATCCATCTTGCGCTGACCCTCGACATCAAGACCACCCACGACCTCGATACCGCGCTGATCAACCCTGCTGCCACGCACATTCAGCAAATCTTCAAACGCCTCCTGTTGTGACCTCAGCTGACTCTCCACCATGATGTCAAACACCCTTTGCACGGCATCATCATAGTTCTTGTCACCGCCAACAACACGCTCCTCGCCGGTCTTCGCATCCTTGACGACACGGCCCGCGCTGTTCTTCACCGCACTAAGCAAAGACTTGATATCACTCTGCGACAACCACGCACTGTCAATCATGCCTTCCTCCATCAGCATACGCGCCAAGTCGGCAACACTCTTCACCGTCGACACATCAAAATGTCGCTGAGCCGCCATAGTCTTGCGGATACCCGTCAGATTCACACCCACACGGCGCACAGCCTCATTGCGCAACTCCTTGTTGTCGGCAAAACTCTTGCTCAAATCAAAAGCATGCTTCGTGATGGCCTCCTCAAGACCA